TGACATTTTTACTCCTTATCCGTGATAACTACTTGTCTTAACACTTTCACTTCAGAATTAACGTTTGCAGGATTCTTGTATTCTTTTATCGTATTTGGTAATCCCTCAATATTATTGAATTTTTCATTATCAAATACATATCCATTTGGTATCACATTAAATATATCCCACCATTGATTTTTCTTTTCCTTATAAAATCGTGATTCTGATTCATTTTTGGGAACAATTATTTTCTTGCTAGGGTTTTCTTTATTATGTTTTTCTATCATATCATTTATAAATTTATCAGTTCTTATATTTTCAATATTTCCTTTTTCGTCTGTTATTCTATAAAATGGGACAATACCTTTATCTTCATCAAATAAATTTATAATATCGTAAGTTCTACCATCTGAAAGAGTTCCTGAGTCGGTTATTTCACCAAAAGTTCGACCCTGCAATTTTTCAGTTTGTTTACGAATAGATTCAAAATCTTTTTGTACTTCATCAATTATTGGTTGTGCTTCCTCAAATTCATCTTCAATTTGTTTGAAATCATCTGTCTTTGAGTCATTTCTAAACATATTCACAAATCCATTTGCTCCATTGTATATTTGCTCAATAACTGATGTTATAGGTTTGAAAGTTTCTTTTATTTTATCAACACCCTCTTTTATTTTTTCCGTTATTCCTTCAATATTATTGACAATAAATCCAAGCAATAAAAGACCTGCAAATGATATGATACCATCACCAAAATTTTTAATAATCGGAGGAGTAACCCCTCTTATTTTGTTTATTGATCTTTTAAAAGTAGAATTTTTTTCTAATTTTTCTTTTTTTTGATTCCGTATCTTGAGGAAAGTTTGACGCTCTTTTAGTTTTTGTCTTTTTATTTTTATTTTACTCAACGAATTAGTTGCTCTAGTAAGAATACTTCGTAGATTAGTTGATGTTATTTTTATTTTTTCTAGTTCTTCCATGTTTTAAGTATATACAAGATTATCAAATCCAAATAAGATAGGAACCTCATTCATGAGAGCATTATTATTATTTGTCGAACTCACACGAATAACCTGAGTTGCTGAAATATTATTCTTTTGATCTATTGTTTTCTTAGTTCTCATGTCTATAGGTGGTAAATCATCAAAAGTAAAGGTAACTGGATTACCACTGTTCATTGCATATAATTTTTCTAATCCTATCTTATCAACCGCAGATTTTTGTAGTACAAATTCTCCAGCATGAACTCTACCAACTCCACTTGGATTATAACCACCTCTATGAAAATCTCTACCTTTTTTTAATATTGATTCTTCATAACTTGCTCCAGACTCTATTTTTTCAAAATCAATTTTTTGTCTATATTCTCCATCAAAATCTGGAGAACCCATACCTCCAGTTTGTAAAAATTTAATATCTTTTTTAAGAGCTGCTATAAGTCCTGGTCTTTGTAATAAAATATTTTTTGATGTTTCTGCATCTAACTCTGCTTGTTTTTGTGCTATTAATTTATCTCTATTTGCTTTTGTGACTCCACCCATTTGTTCTAATAGAGTTAAATTTTTCATAACATAAGGATCTAATCTATTATAAAGACCAGGACCAAAAAATAAAGCTGCCGCTATAAATGCCTTTGAGAAAACAACTTTTAATAAAAATTTACCAAGACCTAAAAGTAGTTTTACTGTTCCTAATAATTTTAATGCAAGTAAACCTCCACCAATAGCTGCAACCAATTTCCAATTCTTAGTTGTCCAATCGAATACACTTTTTATCCCCTCCTGTAAATCTTCATTAAAAGCAATATTATTAATTAAAAATCCAGTGCCCAAAATAGTAGCAAGTTCAAATAACTTACTAAAGATACTTTGGAATGGTTTTGATATGGCCCCTGTCAAACCTTTAGCAAATTTTGATGTTTTTTTACTCTCTAACCTTTCCTCCTTTAAATCTCTTTTTAGTTTATCACTATCTTTTCTTTCTCTTTCAAGTAATTCCCTTTGCTCTTTTAATCTTGAACTAAAATCCTTTTCTAACTGTGATGCAACATCAGTTAAAATAGCATTTGTTTGAAGCATCGACTCTTGCATAGAGTCAATTTTTGGAGTTATACCTTCACTTATCTTTGCATCTTGTCTAGTAACTATCCTTCTTAAAATAGTTATTTTTTCAGTATTTTTAGCGACCTGATTCGATAAATTACCACTACCAAGTTTAAAAGTAGTTTTGTTAATTTTAGGAGTTGTTACTGTATCAGGTTCCACGTTGTTGTGCCTTTAAGTTTTCTTCTTCAATATATTGTTGAAGCATTGACAAATAGATTTCCCTCTCCCAAGGAATCATGTTTTCAATCTCAGTTAATGAATATTTATGATGCTGAATCAGGGCAAAATTAATTTTATAGTATGACTCTAGATTCGTATGAGCCATACTTAGCTGAAAAAAGCAGCTAATCCCTCCAATACAACATCTGATTCAACATTTGTTTTTGGATTTTTCACTTTGATAGTATGTGTTAATTTTGGCATCGTAGTGAAAAAATCTTCAATCATCGCAAATTGTTTTGTATTCAATTGCTCTAAAAAATCCTCTAATTCTTTTTGAGTTGATTCAGATGCATCCCAACTTTCTTCCTCATTGTATATAACGTCAATACATGATGTAATCATAGTTAGAGTAGATTTGATATCATTAGCTGTAGCACCTATTTCAAAATTATTTTCAATAAATGAATCCATTGAAGGATATTTCAATTTTAATGATAGATTGTCATCTAATTTTATTATATTTTTATGTTTCCTATCCTTTTTTATTTTGATAAGATCAAGATCAATGGTTTTTTGAACCATTGTTTCATTATCATCTGGACATCTAATGTTTACATCAACACTTTCTCCAACAGATTTTGCTCTGACATTTAAAAACAAATATTCTATATCAAATGTAGCGAGAGATTGAATTTTAACGTTTTTTGATATAATACATGAATTCAATATATCTACTACAGAATCACTTATTTGTTTTGCATCCTCTGACTCAAGTGCCATGATAAGGATTTTTTCTTCTCTAACAAGAAAAGGTCTGTATTTAATTTTCTTGTTGTTTGAGGGTAATACCAACTCATAAGTTGGAGTATTAATCTTTGGTAAAGGCATAATGAATTATCAATTCAGTAAAATTATTTATATGGGTTTTCTAACCGTTTACTATATAGCGGTCAAAATTAAATGATACAGATACTTTCAATATATCAGCTGCACCATATGAAACAGGCACAGGATTTATTGCTTTTGGAAATACGTTAACAAATCTGTATCTTAAGGTTCTCTTGTAATTTTTTTCAAATTTATTGATGAACATATTATTGCATTTGTATGAGTCTGGATATTGCATTCTTCTATAATAAGCTTGGTCATCTTGTCTTGCAAAACTATTTGAACCACTTGATATATACTCCATCCATCCCTCAAATATTTTTAAAAGGGTATAATCTTCATCAATATAAAAAGAAAAATCTATGTCTGTGTAAAATCTTGTGTGAGCATACTGTTGTGGAATACCCATGAAGTTGTCCTTCACCTCTGCGGTTGCTAATGTAGATGTAGGTAATGAAGCATCACTACAAAGAATACCAGCTCTTCTAGATAAAAATTCTTTTACATTTCTTATTTTTGTATATCTTGCTAAATATGATTCAACACTAGGAGTTAGAGTTGAAAATGTAACTAAAAAATGATTTGTCTGTGCTAATGGACCTACAAGTCGATTAGCAATAGATTGATTATATGCTTGTACTGTTGTCTCTGCCACTCTAAATAAGTATGATTGTTGTTTCTATTTATGTCATATAAAGGAAAATATTATCCTTCCTATCCCAATAAGTATAAAGGTGATCCTACAAATATTATTTATAGATCACTTTGGGAGAGAAAATTCATGGTTTATTGTGATAAAAATGATAAAATACTTGAATGGGGAAGTGAGGAGATAGCGTTACCGTATCGTTCTCCTGTCGATAATAAAGTTCACAGATACTTTCCTGACTTTTATATAAAGGTTGAAGAAAACACTGGTCGTGTCAAAAGATATTTAATAGAGGTAAAACCACTTAAACAAACTATGAAACCTAAAAAACCAAAAAGACAAACAAAGGGTTATTTAAGAGAGGTTTATGAATACGCTAAGAATCAAGCAAAGTGGAAAGCAGCAACTGAGTTTTGTGAAGACCGATTATGGGAATTTAAAGTTATGACTGAAAAAGAACTAGGAATCAAATGAGTCGTATCGCACCACTTGTAGACAATCTCATTGGCAGTGAAGATGCTGATGAGTTATTAATTGATATTATGGGAGCACTTGGTGATAGTGTAACATCAATTCCAGAAGTTGGTAAGATATATGTATTTGCATATCAACCATCAACACCTAATATTAGATACGACCAAAATCCTTTAGTTGCTGTAACCAGTGTATTCGATTGGGGATTCAAAGGTATCAACTTTCATTGGGGTCAATCTCGTCAATATACCTTTCAAGAAGTGGCAAGTCAACTCTATCAAGTCACAAATGAAGAGTTACAAGACCTAAATACAATACCATTTGCAAAATTTCGTATAAATAACTAAAAAAATATATGGCAATCTTTACAACATCAGCATTAATATTATTAGCAGGTGGAACACTAGCATCAGCTGTATATTATGGTAGTGACGCAGATGAAGAATTTGATAAAAAGGTAGGTAATAATAGAATTAAAAATCAAACTCTTTTTGGTCCTGAAAAAGTCGCTGCAGCTGTATCTAGCAATGAAAATAATGCAGATGTTGGAAGTCTAGGAACTTATGAATCTGGTGGCATAACTTATGATACTGCAACTGGTAGACCTATTAATCCAAATACGGGTAATTTTCTATTAGATGAGGAAAACGCAATATCAAAAGATAGACAAGGAAAACCTTTAACACCAGCAGAGAAAAAAATCACCGCTCAAGTTGCAGAGGCAAGACGAGAAGAAATAGATAAAACAAGATTTAAAAGATTACAAAGATATTCAACAAGAAAAAGTGGTGGTATTCTACGATACCCTTTAGAGTCTTTGACAGAGCATACAGATTATTTACAGATTGATATTGAAAAATACGTTCCGATTGGTTCAACTTATGCATCAGTGCCTGGTGGAAATAATCGTTATGTAACAGGAAGTAGATTAACTAATAGAGCAGGAGTAAGGGGAACTAACAGATTATCCACGAAACCTCTTGTTAATGATGGTACGATAATATTGCCAATACCCGCTAATCTAGCAGATACAAATAATGTTCAATTTGATACATCAACTTTGAATGGACTTGCTGCCGCTGGAGTTGAATTTGCAGAGGGTGCAATGTCAACTATTGTTGATTTTAATAAACCTGCAGCTGCTGTTGGTCAACTTGGTGAAGTGATGAAAAAAGCAAAAGAGAGAACAATCGAGGGTGCAGGTAGTGTTCCTGCAGCAACTGATGCTATAACTAAATTTCTTGCTTCAAAAGCTGTTAATATTTTTGGTGCTAATGTGACCACTAACCAATTGCTCGCAAGAGGAAATGGTGAAATTTTGAATCCAAATATGGAATTATTATTTGGTGGTCCGACACTTCGTAATTTTAGATTTTCATTTAAATTTACACCTCGTAATCAAAAAGAATCAGAGCAAGTTAGATTAATAATACGTGCTTTCAAAAGAAACATGGCTCCACAAGCACAAGGTGGAACATTAGCATCAGGTAATTGGTTTCTAAAAACTCCAAACGTATTTAAATTAAGATATCGAACAGGAACAAAAAACCACCCGTTTTTGAATAAATTTAAACAATGTTTCTTAACGGATGTTCAAACAACATACACTGGTGAAGGAGTATATGCAACTTATGATGATGGAACTCCAGTCTCAATGATTCTAGATTTATCATTCAAAGAGATACAACCAATATATGACATTGACTATGATGCACAACCAGGAACGGAGGCAGTAGGTTACTAATGGGATACTTTAGAGAGTTACCAGATTTAAGATATCCATCTTTTTTATCGGATAAGATGTCATCTCTCGATTATGTAGAGGTAAAAAATATATTTCGTCGTGCTAAATTAAGAGATGATTTGCAGAATAACTTTACAGTATTTGATAAGTACGAAATACCAATGGGTGCAAGACCCGATACAGTAGCAGAGGATTTATATGGGAATGCTCAGTTTGATTGGGTGGTTTTAACAACAGCGGGCATTATAAATGTTAGAAATGAATGGCCATTAGAAGATAGAGATTTATACAACTATGCTTTTAAAAAATATGGTGATGCATTAAATTCACCAAGATTTTTTGAAACAACCGAAGTTAAAAACTCTGATGGAGTTACCATCTTAGAAAAAGGAAAAGTTGTTGACAGCAATTTTACAATACCAAATCCAAACACACCAACAGCAACATTAAATCCAGTAATTGGAATAAGTAATTTTGAATACGAAACACGTTTAAATGATAGGAAAAGAAGTATTTTTATCTTGAGGGAAGAATATTTACAAGAATTTATTAATGATATAAGACAAATAATGACTTATGAAGAGTCATCAGAGTTTATAGATCAAAGATTAATACAAACAGAGAATACAAATATAACACTTCCATAAAAAAAAGAGGTCTTTCGACCTCCTCTGAGTATTATACCGTGAAAACTAACAAGAGTTTTATAGTTTGAATACTAACTGAGTATTTGATAGTGAAAACTAATGAGAGTTTTTTCTCTTGAATACTAACTGAGTATTACAAGGTGAATACTGATAAAAGTATTATGCTTTGAATACTTACTTATGTTATTATTCTTCTGCTAGTTTTGCAAAGTACGATAATGCATCATCCTCGTCTTTGTCTACTGTTGAGGTAGTTGGAGGTGCGGATACAGCAGCAGTTACTAATTCTTCTGCTTCACCACGATCATCATCTTCATCGAAGACTTCTGGATCTTGAGCAGGTCTCTTGCTTCCAAGAACGTACTCTAATCTCTTCTTGAGTTCTTCGTATGTTTTGAACTGTTCTGGTGCAACAATCTCTGCGAGTGAGAATTGTTTCTTCCATAATGCTTCGAGAGCATCGTCATCATCAAGTAGTGGACTTACTGCAGCGAACTCAGAACTATCATAGTTTCTGTATCCTGCTACGTTCTTTGCCTTCAACTTGAAGTTAGCACCTTGCCAGAAATCGAATGGATCGATTGCTTCTTCATCCTCAAACTCAGGTTGCATCGCTGCAGTGAGTTTGTCAAATATTTTTTTACCATACTTGAACAAGAACACTTTGCCCTCGTTTTCTGGATTTGCTGGATCTTTCACAACGTAAATGTTACTCATGTAAGTGAGTTTACGTTTTTGCTTCCGTGCTGTTTCTTTTCCTGCATCTGTGCCATTGTTCCAGAGTTGGGTGTTATACTCAGAAACAGGATCTTTCTGACCAAGTGATGTCAGAGAGTTTTCAATATACCAACCACCAGGACCTTGAAAGGCATGGGAGTATAGTTTTACAAAGGGTAGATCCTCACCTTCGGGTGCAGGTAAGAAACGGATAACAGCATATCCATTACCACTTTTATCTACATCTAACTTCCATGTGCGTTCGTCACCAGACGCACCGTTATTATTCATTTTCTCAACTTCTTTAACTAACTTTGCAGTCAAAGAGCCAAGCTTAGATTGTTTTTTTAGGTCTTTAAAAGACATAGGATTACCTCGGATAATTTGATCGGGGGATTGTTTGTATTATAACAAAGATAGATTAATTAGTCAACACTCTCTTTGAGTTTGCCAATGGTGTCATCCATAGCACTAAAAATCGAAGGCATATCAGTTCCCTCTGGGAAACCCATACCCTGTAAGGACTTACGCAATTGATTTTTCATGTCTTTTGCTTCTGGGTCATCTGATAAAGATAACCGAGTCCACATCGTTTTTTGTTTCTCTAAAAGAGTTTCTAATTTTTCAACGTGTTCCTTTCGGTCAGTAGGACTTAGAAAACCAAAACCAAACATCTTACCATAGATGCTAGTTTGTAGTCGATTGATTTCAGATAATTCTTCTCGGACTATTTCCGAATCAAAAAATCTCATTTCTTCTTAGTCTCCACAACTTCGGGTTGTACTGGTTCCGTTTTACTTTCCTCGATTTGTTCAAGGACATCAATTGCTCCTAGAAGTTTAAGACGGGTTTCAGTTAATTCATTTAACTTTCCCCCTACTTCTCTGAGTTGAGATTTAAGATTTTCAAGCACGGTAGCATTGTCAAGAGCCATTACGAATAACCTCTGTTAATAATTTTTTATAACGAAACACATTAATATTTATGAAAGGACTATACT